AATATGTTTTACAAGCAACTGATATTTTAAAAATAGATTGTTCGGTAGCGGCAAAATTAGACGCAACATTATCAATCCTAGAAATAACATAGGAGTAACACATGGGCTATATTGGCAAAACTCCAACTCCAGTACCTTTAACAAGTTCTGATATTACAGATGGCATCGTATCTATTGCAGATTTAGCAACAACAGGAACGGCATCGAGTTCAACTTTTCTTAGAGGTGATGGTGCATTTGCAGAAGCTGGTGGTGGTAAAGTTTTGCAAGTTGTATCAACCCAAATAAATAGTGTTTTTCAAACAGCATCAACTTCTTTTGTAGATGTTACAGGTTTTACTGCTGATATAACTCCAAGTGCAACTTCTTCAAAAGTTTTAATTTGGTTAAGTTCGGTTATAGGAAATAGTACCTCATCAACAAACAGATTCAAATTATTAAGAGGTTCTACTGATTTAGCACCAGCAGCAGATGGAACAGGATTTTGGGAAGGTAATATAAGTTCTATTGGAAATCAGCACAATTCATTTCAATTTTGTTTTTTAGATAGTCCAAGTACAACATCAGCAACAACATATAAATTACAAACTAAGGTAGATAGTGGGACAATGTATGTTGGTTCAAGACCTGGTGGAGCAAATCAATGTTCTTCAACAATAACACTAATGGAAATAGGAGCATAAATGATATTAAGAGCAATTTTAAAAATTAAATCTGATGCTCAAGCTTCTGTTACAGGGACAGACATAGATACTGCTGACATTGTTTGGCACGACAATAATCCAACAAATATAACAAAAGAACAAATTAAATCTAAAATGCAAGAAATGGAATATATTGATAAAAGAGAAAATGAATATCCATCTATTGTAGATCAACTAGACGACATCTATCACAATGGAGTAGATGGTTGGAAAGAAACAATAAAAGCAGTTAAGGATAAATACCCCAAATGAGTTATATAGGAAAAGAACCAATAGTTGGAAACTTTCAAGTTTGTGATGCAATAAGTGTAGTCAATGGACAAGCGGCTTACACAATGCAAGTATCATCAACTAATGTAGTGCCAGAATCAGCTAATCACATGTTAGTATCTTTGAATGGTATTTTACAAAAACCAAACTCATCATTTACAGTATCAGGTTCAACAATTACTTTTGCATCTAATCTAGCAACAGGAGATGTCATAGATTTTATAATGCTACTTGGTAATGTTTTAGATTTAGGAGTACCAAGTGATGCAACAGTAACAGATGCTAAAGCAAACTTTGTATCAACTTCATCTGGTGCTGGGTTGCAGATAAAAGGCGATGGCACAACTGATGGAACTTTACAATTAAACTGTTCACAAAATTCTCATGGAATAAAACTAGCTTCACCAGCACACTCTGCTGGTCAATCATATAAATTAATTTTTCCAGCAGGAAATGTAACAGCTGGTAAATTTTTAAAGGTAAATTCAGTATCAGGTTCAGGTACAACAGGAATTGGTACAATGACATTTGCTGATGCTGGTGGTAATGCTCCAGCTTTTCAAGCAACTTTAAGTTCTGATTTTCAATTTTCAGATACCACTTATACAAAAGTGCCATTTAATACAGAAACATTTGATACAGATAGTGCTTATGACAATTCTTCAAATTATAGATTTACACCACAAACTGCTGGAAAATATCTTGTTTATACTTCTCTTAAACACAATCCTGTAAGTTCCCATAATATAGGTGTTGCACAAACAGCTATTTATAAAAATGGATCAATAGAAGCAAGATTTGAAATTGGAGAGAATGATAATATTAATGTAGTTACAAAGGGTGGTTCTAAAGTTGTAGATATGAATGGTTCAAGTGATTATCTTGAATGTTATGTCTATCAAAGCACAGGTGGTGGTGGAAACACACCGCAAATAGAAAGTGGTTATCAAAGTCACTTTGGAGCTTTCTTATTAGGTGGAGTTTAATATATGGCAACTTTAAGTAGTAAAATTAAAAAATTTTTAGGTACAGAAGTAGATTTTTTAAATGATGTAAAATTACAAAATGATGGTGATGGTGATTACATAAAAGAATGGAATCTTGATACACCACAACCAACAGAAGCAGAATTAAATTCTGTAGAAGATGAAGCAGATAAGTTAGAAAGAAATAACATTGTAATTGCAAAAAGAAAAAATTTATATGGTTCTTGGGATAAACAATTAGAAGAAATAAACGAACAAGGTATTGATGCTTGGAAAGAAAGAATAGCACAAATAAAAGCAGATAATCCAAAGGAGTCTTGATATGGCTCTACTCTTTGCTAAAAACAATTCCCTTTCAGCAGTAACAGCACTTCCAGCTTCAATCTCAGGTGGGGGTCTTAATTTAATATCTACTCAAACTGCATCAAGTTCAGCAACAATAGATTTTACTTCAGGGATAGATTCGACTTATAAAGAGTATATATTTAAGTTTATTAATATTCATGCCGCCTCTTCTGGTCAAACATTTACAGTTAATTTTAGAGATGGCGGAACAAATTATGATGCAACTAAAACCACGACATATTTTTTAGCATATCAAGATGAAGCTGGTGGTGGTGATGCAGCAGTAAGTTATATTAATTCAAAAGATTTAGCACAAAGCACATCGGCACAAATAATTTCACAAGATACAAATGTAGATAATGATGCTTCAATATCAGGAACCTTAAATTTATTCGCACCCTCTGATACAACATTTGCGAAGCATTTTATAGCAAACACTCAATCTATGAATTTAAGTAGTGGCAACCCATATTCTTATCAAGCCTTTATAGCTGGTTATATTAATGTTACTGCCGCAATAGACGGAGTTCAGTTTGCCATGTCATCAGGCAACATAAGTTCAGGCATAATAAAAATGTATGGAGTAACCTAATGACTTTTGGTTTAGTAAAACATAATAACAATTCTATATCAGCAGTTACAAGTGTTGGATTAACACAAGGTAAAATGACTTTGATTAAAGAACAAACTGCTAGTACCAATTCTAGTATTGATTTTGTTCATGGAACAAGTGGAGTAGTTTTAGATAATACTTATCCAATTTATTTGTTTAAATTTATAAATATTCACCCTGATACACATGATGTTTTATTTCAATTTAATTTAAGTGCAGATAGTGGTTCAAATTATAATGTAACAAAAACCACAACTTTATATTATGCTCAACACTCTGAAGATGGTGGTACTACATCTCTTTCTTACTATGCTAATAAAGATGTTGCACAATCAACAGGAGTGGCAACTTTTTCTTTACATCCTGGAGCAGAAAATGATGAAAGTTGTAGTGGCGAATTTTTTTTATTTACACCAGACTCCAACACATTTGTAAAACATTTTATGAGTACAATGAACACTTATTATCACAATGATAGGTCAATTGAGACATTTATGGCTGGATATGCAAATACTACATCAGCAATTAATGGTGTTAGATTTTTGATGGAGTCAGGTAATGTGCAATCAGGTATATGTAAACTCTATGGAATCAAAGGAAGCTAATGAGTATTGTAAAATTAAATAACAGATCAGTAAAAGATGTAACAGCTTTCGGTTCAATATCTTCTCTTGGAAGTCTTACACATATTGCAACACAAACGGCATCATCATCAGCAAGTGTAAGTTTTACATCAGGGATTGATAGCACATATAAGGAATATATTTTTTATTTTAATAATATACACCCATCGATTGATGATAAACATTTTACATTTAATGGGTCTGACGATACATATTCTCATTCATACGATATAACAAAAACATCAACTGCTTTTATGGCATATCACAATGAATCTGGTAGTGATTCAAATTTAGCTTATTCAACAAGTGGTGATTTAGCACAAGGAACAGGATTCCAAAATTTAACAACAGGAGACACAATTGGTTCAGATAATGACCAATCTTTAGCTGGGTTTTTACATTTATTTAATCCAAGTTCTACAACTTTTGCAAAAAATTTTTTAGCTAGAACGACTGTATCAGGTGCATCAAATTATAATTCTCATGCGTTTTTTGGTGGATATTTTAACACGACATCTGCAATCACAGCTATACAGTTTAAAATGGCAAGTGGAAATATAAGTAGCGGACAGATATTGCTATTCGGATTAAATTAACATAAAAAGGATATATTATGCCAAGATATAAATTAGTAAATGGAGAACGAATACAATTAACTGCTGAAGAAGAAGCACAAAGAGATGCTGAAGAACAAGCATGGGAAGATGGTGCTTTTGATAGAGCAATCGCAAATTTAAGACAAAGAAGAAATGCTTTGTTATCATCTACTGATTTTTATGCTTTATCTGATGTAACAATGTCAGATGAAATGAAACAATACAGACAAGACCTTAGAGATATTACAGAGGGTCTATCAACAAAAGAAGAAGTAGAAGCAGTAGAATTTCCAACTAAACCATAAGGGGTTTCATGCAACTTTCAAAACATTTTAAATTAGAAGAATTTGAAAAATCAATGACAGCTACTCGTAAGGGTATTGAAAATAAAGCTGGGTCAGGTGAAATAAAAAATCTTACTGATCTTTGCTATGGGGTATTAGAGCCTGTACGAGCAAAGTTTGATAAAGCAATTACAATTACATCAGGATATAGAAGTCCTGAGTTATGCGAAGCTATAGGTTCAAAAGCAACATCACAACATACAAAAGGGGAAGCGGCTGACTTTGAGATAGCTGGTGTATCTAATTTGCAAGTTGCACTATGGATTCAAAATAATACAGACTTTGACCAACTTATACTTGAATTTTGGAAAGAGGGAGAACCGAATAGTGGTTGGGTTCATTGTTCTTTTAAAGAGGGTTCTAACAGAAAACAAGTATTAACATTCGATGGCAAATCATATACTAATGGATTACCTGACGCAAAATGGCGAGATGGTAAATTACAAAACTAGGAGAAAAGATGGCACTAACAAAGAAACAAAAGAAACTTCCAATGGCTTTACAAAAAGCTATACTGAAGAAACAAAAACAAACTAAAAAACCAAAAAGGAGAAAATAATATGCCTTATCATACAGGGAAAGGTTCTCATGGCGGAATGAAGAAGAAGAAGAAGAAAGCTAAGAAACCAAAAATGAATAGAAGAAAAAGATAATGGTTAAGGTTGCATCTATTAAGAATATTATAAAAGACCTTACACCAAGACAACAAAAGACTATGCGATCTCATGCTAGACACCATACACTAAAACACATGAGATCAATGGCAAGATTGATGAGTGGTGCTAGTGGTAGAAAAAGAACATTTGCACAAGCACATACAATCGCTATGAGGAGAGTTGGTAAATGAGTGGATTTACAACATCAGCTACATTAGCTGAGATGATAAAAAGACGAATGCGTAAAAGGAGAACAAGTGGCAAAAAAAAGAAAAAGAAGAAAAGTACCAAAAGATAAAGAAACTGATTTACCTAAAAAGTATTTATCAGGTCTTAAAGGTGGTGCAAGATCACAAAGAGCAAGTTTGATTAAGTCTATGTCTGATGCTTACAAAAGAGGACAAAGAATACCAAGATCAATGTTTAGGGCGAGGGCAAGAAGTGGCTATTAGAAGAAAACCTTTATCTGCAAGAGTAGTTTCTGTTTTGAGATCAAAAGCAAAGAACAGAAAAAACATAACTTTAGGTATGCTTAAAAAAGTATATCGTAGAGGACAAGGTGCTTATTTATCATCAGGTTCAAGACCTCGTACATCAATGGCTAGTTGGTCAATGGGTCGTGTAAATAGTTTTTTGCGTGGAAGTAGAAAACATGATACAGACCTAAGAAGAAAGCGAAAAAAATAACAATGAAAACAACTAAAGAAAAATTTGTAGAGATAGATGGAAGAATAAAATTAGTAAATCAAAAAATAGATTTAATAATTAAGAACCATCTACATCACATGAAAAAAGATATTGATAGAATCTTATATAGTCTAGGTGCAATCGGATTATTGGTTCTAGGACAATTACTTTACTTACTCACCAAATAGTTGTATAGGTCTTATATGACCTATGACCGAATACTTTGCATTTCTGACTTACACATACCAGCACATCACCCACAATCATTTGATTTTTTAAAAGCATTAAAGAAAAAAATAAAACCTGATCTAGTTGTAAATGGTGGAGATGAGTTAGATAAACACGCATTATCTTTTCACGATTCTGACCCTGATTTACCTAGTGCTGGTGATGAGTTAAGAATTAGCAAAAAATATATATGGGAACTCAAAAAAATATTTCCTGATATGATATTATTGCACTCAAATCATTCATCATTAATTTATAGAAAAGCTTTGAAACATGGTATGCCTAGAGCATATTTAAGATCATATAATGATTTTTTAGAAGTAGATAAAAGATGGAAATGGGTTGATGATTTAAAAGTAACATTAAGTGATGGTTCTAAATGTTTTTTTACGCATGGAGTTTCGGCTGATGGATTAAAACTTGCTATGCAATATGGTATTAATTGTTGTCAATTTCATTTTCATAGTAAATTCAATATCCAATATTTTAGCAACCCTGATAATCTTATTTGGTCTTTACAATGTGGTTGCTTAACAAAACAATCTTCATACAACTTCTTATACTCAAAAAACCATAGGTTGCGTTTTGTTATTGGAACAGCATCAATAGTTTCAGGACAGCCAAGATTACACCCAATGTTATTAGATAAGAATGGAAAATGGATAGGAAAGATAGTATAGAACGAATATGGGGTCTAAATCGAACAAAGAGGGGTCAAATTTAAGCAAGTCTGCTTTAGATAGGCAAGTACAAGGCAATCACTACAAATCGTTTAAAATACAGCCCATAGAGTTTATTACTAAAAATAACCTAAGTTTTATACAAGGAAACATAATTAAGTATGTATGTCGTTATGATAAAAAAAATGGTAATGAGGATATAGACAAAGCAATTCATTATTGCGAATTATTAAAGGAGTTAAAATAATGTGGTTGAATTTATTAAGCTTGGGTGTAAAGACAGGAGCAAAGATATATCAAAATAAACAACGAACAAAACAGTTGATGTCAGATGCTCAGATGCTTCATGCTGAGAAAATGGCGAAAGGTGAACTTGAATATAAAGCGAAAATTATTGAGAGTAATGATAATGGTTGGAAAGACGAATTTGTCCTTGTTCTCGTATCTTTGCCTATTCTTTTATTGGGTTGGTCTGTTTTTTCTGACGATCCTGAGATTCGTGTTAAATTAGATTTATTTTTTGAATACTTTAAAAATCTTCCTTATTGGTATCAAGCTATTTTTATTGGTGTCGTATCTGCTATCTATGGTCTTAAAGGTGCGGACATTATGAGAAAAAAATAGTATAGATATGAATGAACAGAGATGCAGTTATTATAGATGTTGAATTTAGAATGGAGTCTGATTACGAACCTTATGGTCATTTTATAAATCTTAGGTTTGTAGATGAAAGTCCAACACTTGTAAAACTATCTTCTTTTATAAAACAACTATCAGCTTTTGATGATGTAAAGCTTATTGATTACAATTACAATATAGAGCCAATTACAGAAAACACCGACATTACAGATTTTGAAATAGTGAAGCACTAATGGCACAGAGCAGAATAACTAACAAACTACTCTGTACCGAGAGAGCCGACCCATAAACCCTCGCTTATGGGTCTATCTAAATGTAGTATATTTGTTTTAAGGAACAGTTTCAACATTTAGAATTTTGTTATCCCTCTTGCTTTCCAGCTAGAGTTAAATCTCTTTTTACTTCTGTTTGTCTTACAGATAAATACCGATCAAGATTATTATACATAAGTTTTGCTTTTATAAGTTGGCTTTCAGCATAAGCATAACTATCAATAATTTTTTTATATTCAGGGTCGGTTCTAGCTTTATGTTCAGCTTCAATAACTGTTTTTGTATCAATTTTGTATTTTAAAAATAATTTACTAAACATAGCTTTTCTTGATTCATCAAGGACAATAGCTTTCTCTGCCCACTCAGACCATTGGTTACTAGCTTCTGTCATTTTTTTATAAGCTTCTCTGCTATTTAGATTCATTGTTTCCATTTGTCCTCTTTCGTAATCACATATTTAAGTGTTGATGTAGTTGGGTCAAAACCATCAAATTCATATTTACTACAAGATACTAAAAGCAAAAATACAACGATAGCAAACAGATAAACAAAAAACTTAAATATTTTTTTTGAGTATTTTCTATGTATTGGATAACCAAATAGAATCATGGGTATAAAAGCATATCGTCAGCTTGTTTTTTTAAATTTTGTATTTCTTGTCTGAGTTCACCATTTAATTTTTTGTGGCTATCATTTACACTTTTATAAGTAGTAATCTCAGCTTCTTTGGTATCAATAATATTTTTGAGATTAATTATTATTTGTTGTAAAGTTTGGATTTCTTTGTCTTTTGTTTCAAGTTGTTTAGTCAAATCTAATCTCCCTCTATCATCGTTTGTAATTCTAACTTCATTTTCAAAAGTTTTATCTACAGGCATATACCAACAATTATACCACAGAAAAGACCAAATAAAAACCCTACTAGACCCTCTCTGTAGTATAACGATAGTACATTTAATTTACCTTTTATCTTTTTAAAATGGTAAGTCATCGTCCATATCTTCCATTTTTTGAACAGATTTAGCATATTCTGGTGCTGGTGGTTGTGCTTCTGTCATTGGCATTTCCCTATATTGTGGCATAGCTTGACTTATAGATTTAAAACCATCGATTGGTTTTGGTGGTCTGTTTTTTAACATACTAAAATAAAAGACTACTTTTCTTCTATTGCCATTATCATATTTATTATTTGGAGTTTCATCATAATCATAAGTAGCAATTTTTAAATTAGCACCCTTATCAATCATATTGCTAATATGACTAGATTGTAACCATTTATCAAAGTCCATAGGGTCATATTTTTTTTTAGCAGTAGAATCCCACATACTTACTTTAGGCATACTTTTATAATCCCATTTACCTTTGTTATGAACTAATGTAATTTCAAGTTTATGTGTTTCAAAATCATCATTATTAAAGTTTTTTTTAAACATTTTTATTTCTCCTTAATTGTTTTTGTTTTTTTTTATATTCTGTGAGTTCTTTACTATATTCTTTTTCAAATTTAGTAAGAAATTCACAAGCTTTATAAGCATTTAGGTATTTCTTTTTTGGTTTAAGTTTCCTAAATATTATAGGCATATCTTTTAATTTATTAATATGCACTAGACCCATAAAAGAAATTTTATAATCTGAACTATCTTCTATCATTTTTTTATATGCTGATATTTGTACTGCATAATTAGCATAATCTATAGTTTTTGAAGTTTTAAAATCTAACAACATAAACTTATTATCTTTAGTTTTTACGATACAATCAACAGTTCCACACGAATCAAGTTCTTGAGAGTAAAAAGTTTTTTCAGTTTCAACAACCTCAAAATTTTTTTTATCCCACCAATCCTTAAATCTTTGAAACATATTTTTAAGTGGTTCTGTTGTAGGCATTGGAACTTTTTTTTTATTTATATAGTCCTCACAAAGTGAATGCATCATATTTCCTATTTCTGCATCTTTAAAAGAGAGTTTATCAACCTTTTCTCTTATTTTATTAATAAGTGCTGTTCTTTCATCAATAGGCATACCGATTTCTTCATAGTACCAATCAATAGCATCAATAGGTATTTTTTTTGCCCAACGCATTAAACCATCTTTACCAAATCTAGGGTCAATAGTGCTAGTGCAACCAGCTTTTTTTAATCCATCAACAGAATATCTATTTTGTTTATCATAAGGTCTAAAAACAATTTCTCTGTTATATTTATCTTTGTATATTTTCTGCATATCCATTCCTCTCTCTCTTTGTTAAAAATTTAAGATTATTCTCTACTAATGGTTTATAGAAATAATCTACATCAACACCCAAATATTCTGAAAGTTTTATGATGTTTATAAATCTACATTCATTCACACCTTTTTCATATTTTTGGAGTTGTTGAAATGTTACATTTATTTTCTTAGCAACTCTTGTCTGTGTCTTATTACGCAAAAGTCTAAGTCTTTTTAGTCTTAGTCCAATAACTTCTGCGGCTATTGTTTCGTTT